GGCACTGTTGTTGATAAGGGCACAGCAACTGCTTCTGACAAGGTATTTGTTGCTGGTGATGTTATCAACACTGCTGCTGGTACAGGAACCGTAAAAACAATCGCTGTTGCATAATAAATGAGATTTGATGAACTGAATGAAGACAACTATATTTTCTTCGCTATTAAACATTATAACAATCCTCAATGTACAACCAGAGAGGAATTTGAAGAGGATCTCAAACGATTTAAGTATGTTAAAAAATTGATTAGAAAATATCTAAAAGATGATATTCTCAAAGATCATTTAATTTTAAATCATATGATCATCCTCTTCAATGTTTTTAATGATGCTACTGTGCCATTGTTGTTTTATAAAATTGAAAGTAATTGTTGGCCAGTTCTAAAATCTTTTTTACTTTATCTTGATAGATTTCCTGAAGGATATTTAAACTATCTTGATCCAGATCTTAAATGTTTAGAAGAACTAAATAAGATATGAAAACCTTAAGAGAACTTTTACAAAAGGCACGACAAAAAGTATGGGAAGATGCCCCTGTTAATTCAGTCGGCACTGGTGCCAATCTTTCAATGCCGCCTGCTGTAGAACCATTTGTTTCTTCTAAAAAGAAAAAATCTTATGACGGAAGAACAAAGGCTGGACGAAAGTTCGTCAATACTATTCTATTAAATAGAGATAAAAGAACGAGAAAAAAAATGACCAACGAAGAATTAAACATTTTTGAAGCTGATGATAATGTAAAGCAAGGTCCTTCAGAAACTGAAAGGGCACAGAAGCAAATTGCTCAGTCGAAAAAATTAAATAGGCAGAAAGAGATTCAGCAAAAATCTCAAGAAGCTAAAACAAAAATGCAAAATAAAACTAAAGAGATGGACACCTTAATGAAGGCTCGTCTGTCAGACTTTAGAAAGAAAGCTAGTGAAAAAACTACTCAACTCCAAAAACAAAATAATAGTTTTGAAGTTGAAGGTTCAGATCTTCAAGAAACTATTGGTACTATTCAAGCAGGTCGTGAAGTTCTTTCTACTTTGATGCGTCTCGCTGGTGATGCTACCTTTGAATATAAAGAAGGATTTGTTCAATTCCCTGACGGAAGAAGTATGAAGGTTAACTCAGATATTGCTAAGAGAGTTGTATCAACCTTTGAAGCATTGGATCACGACCGTCAACAACAGTATCGGTTTTTGATGAACAGGGACGTAGAATCATTCCTTAAAATTATGCAGTTCAGTACAACTTCTATTTAAGGAACTAAAAATGTTTTCTAGAGACTCTTCAGTATCCCAAAAACTAGCAAAATTAGATGTTCTTGAATCTAAATTTGGAATGTATGAAACGTTCTCTAAAGAAATGTTTGACAAATTAGAAAATGCTGTAAATAAAATTTCAGAATCCAATCAAAGAATTGCGACAATATTAGTTAAACACGATGAAAGAATTGATCAGGCAACTAGATCTGATGAATTAATTATTAAAATGATAGATGAAGTTAAAGGCTCAAATACTAAGGAACATATGTCTGTCATTAATAGGATAGATAAAATGGAAAAATCTATTGATGACCTATCAAAATTTCGTTGGCAGGTAGGTGCTGTAGCGGGTCTTGCCGTTCTCCTCATTGGACTTCTCGTTCCCCTTATTGACAATATGTTCACACCACAGTACAATGACAGGAGTAAGACCTCTCTTGTTAATGAGTTACATTGATACGAAGTACATCAATCTCATTTCTCCACAACTAGTAAAGTTTGCAAAGAAAAAAGAAGATTTATATACTTTCAGATGCCCCTATTGCGGCGATTCTTCAAAAAATCGTAACAAAACTAGGGGTTATTTTTATCGGAAACGTTCGGATTATTTTTTCAAGTGTCACAACTGTGGGCAGGGCAGGACGCTTACAAATTTCCTGAAGGATAATTCCCCCCTACTCCACGATGAATACGTTATGGAGCGGTATATGGAGGGTCTGACGGGCAAAGCAACGAACACTCCCGACCCCAAATTTAATATCAAACCTCCAGTTTTCAAAAAAAATGAACAGTCAGAAGATGAAAATATTTTTTCAAATCTTAAGAAAATATCAGATCTAAATAATACACATCCCGCCAAAGAGTATCTCATAAATCGTAGAATTCCAGAGAAATATTTCTCAAATTTCTATTACATAGAGGACTTTAATGCTTGGGCTTGTTTGGAAAATACTCAACAAGAGTCAAGAATTGTCATCCCATTATTTACGACAGAAGGAAAAGTATTTGGATATCAAGGTAGATCCTTGAATAAAAATACAAAGTTACGTTATATCACTACCATACTAGATAAAGGATATCCTAAAGTATTCGGCCTCAATAATGTAAACCCTTTAGAGAAAATATATGTCACAGAAGGACCATTTGATTCATTATTCCTACAAAATGCCATCGCAATGTGTGGATCTGATGTTACCCTTGATCAGTTTAAATTCACTGATGTTGTTTATGTTTTGGACAATGAACCCAGAAATAAACAGATCGTTGATAGATATGAAAAACTCATTGATCAAGGTAGATGTATAGTTATCTGGGATTCTGAAATTAAAGAAAAAGATATTAATGATATGGCGCTGGCTGGACGAGACGTTCGAAGTGTGGTAGAATGTAGTGCCTATCAAGGACTGGAAGCAAAAATCAAATTAACCTCCTGGAAAAAAGTATGAGTAACGGAATTAAAGTTGTAAAGCGTAGTGGAACAATCGAACCTTTGGATCTAGACAAAATTCATTCTATGGTTGATTGTGCGTGTGGTGGTCTCTCTGGAGTTTCTGCATCACAAGTTGAAATGCAATCTGGCATTCAATTTTATGATGGAATTACAACTGATGAAATTCAGGAAATTTTAATTCGTTCTGCCAGTGATCTTATTTCTTTAGATAATCCTAATTATCAATTTGTTGCAGCACGTTTATTGTTGTTTGGACTATACAAACAAGTATTTGGAGAAGATTGGAATCAAGGATTTCCCTCAATTCAAGGAGTTCTACTTATTGGGGTTCAAAAAGAAATCTATGACTCAGAATTAATCTATAAGTATTCTGATGAAGAATGGAATAAAATTAATAATTTCATTGTTCATAATCGTGACTACTTGTTTACCTATGCTGGCCTCAGGCAAGTTGTTGATAAATATCTTGTACAAGATCGTAGCAATGGTGGAGTATATGAAACTCCTCAGTATGCTTATATGTTAGTTGCAGCAACTATTTTTGCTGAGTATCCAAAACAAACACGATTAGATTATGTGAAAAAGTATTATGATGCAATCTCAAAACACAGAATCAATGTACCAACACCCATCCTCGCAGGAGTTAGAACACCACTTAGACAATTTGCGTCTTGTGTTCTTATTGATAGTGATGACACCCTCGACAGTATCTTTAGCAGTGACATGGCTATTGGTCGTTATGTTGCACAACGCGCAGGCATTGGTATCAACGCAGGCAGAATCCGTGCTCTCAATAGTAAAATCAGAGGGGGAGAAGTTTCTCATACGGGGGTTATCCCATTCCTCAAAAAGTTTGAATCAACTGTCAGATGCTGTACACAGAACGGGATTCGTGGTGGAAGTGCTACTGTCCATTTTCCAATCTGGCACAGAGAAATAGAAGATATTATTGTTCTCAAAAATAATAAAGGTACTGAAGATAATAGAGTTCGTAAACTAGATTACAGTATTCAGATTTCTAAATTATTCTATGAAAGATTTATTAAGAATGAATCAATTTCTCTCTTTTCTCCTCACGATGTTCCTGATTTGTCGGACGCTTTTGGTCTTCCTCATTTCGATGAGTTGTATGTACGTTACGAAGAAGATAGTTTTATTCCTAAGAAAACTGTCAACGCTCAAGAACTTATTCTTGACATCTTAAAAGAGAGAGCAGAGACTGGTCGTATCTATATTATGAATATCGACCACTGTAACGAGCATTCTTCTTTCAAAGATAAAGTTTGGATGAGTAATCTTTGTCAAGAGATTACACTTCCCACTACACCACTAAAGCACATTGATGACCCAGAAGGTGAGATTGCTCTCTGTATTCTTTCTGCTATTAACATAGGAAAAATTAAATCTGATGAAGAGTTTGAATCCCTGTGTGATTTAAGTGTACGTTCATTGGATGAATTGATTGATTATCAGCACTATCCAGTAGCAGCAGCTGAAAAATCTACTAAAGCACGTAGGTCTTTGGGTGTTGGTTATATTGGTCTTGCTCATTATCTAGCAAAACTTGGTTATAATTATAACTCTCAAGAGGCGTGGGATGCCATTCATGAACTGACTGAATCATTTCAATACTTTTTACTGAAAGCATCCAACAATCTTGCTAAAGAGAAAGGACGTTGTGAATATTTTGATCGCACCAAATATGCTGATGGCATTCTTCCTATAGATACCTATAAAAAAGATGTAGACCAAATTGTATCACACAAACTTAATTATGAATGGGAATCTCTTAGAGCATCTATCATTGAATACGGTCTTAGGAACTCAACACTGTCGGCACAAATGCCTTCGGAGAGCAGTTCCGTTGTGTCAAATGCAACTAATGGAATTGAACCACCTCGCGCATACTTGTCCATTAAGAAGTCAAAAAAAGGTCCACTCAAACAAATTGTTCCACAGTATGCAACTCTCAAGAACAACTATACTCTTCTTTGGGATATGCCTGACAATAGCGGGTATATTAACATTGTCGCCATCATGCAAAAGTTCTTTGATCAAGCAATCAGTGGAAACTGGTCATACAATCCAGAAAACTACCCAGATAACGAAGTGCCAGTAAGTGTAATTGCAAATGATTTACTTAAGACCTACAAGTATGGTTGGAAAACAAGTTATTATCAGAACACTTATGACAGTAAGACCGATGCAATTGAAACGGAAGAATTCAAAAAAGAAAATATTCAAAGTTTAGTTAAAAATATTTTAAATTCGTCAGAGGAGGAAGCTTGTGACAGTTGTTCAATTTGAAACTAATAACGAAAACAAAATGAAAGGACTAACAGTTTTTAATAAAGAAATAATTGATTCTAAGAAGCAACCAATGTTCTTTGGTGCTCCTTTGGGTGTTCAAAGATATGATTCTTATAAGTATCCTGTCTTTGATAAACTTACTCAGACACAACTCGGATATTTCTGGAGACCCGAAGAAATATCTCTTCAGAAAGATCGTGCTGATTATCAAAATCTTCGATCAGAACAAAAACATATCTTTACTTCTAACTTGAAGTATCAGATTATGCTTGATAGCGTTCAGGGTCGTGGTCCTGGTATGGCATTCACTCCTTATTGTTCTCTACCAGAACTAGAAGCTTGTATGCAAGTATGGGGACTTATGGAGATGATTCATAGTCGCTCTTATACATACATTATTAAGAATATCTATTCAGATCCTGCTGAAGTATTTGATACTATTCTGACTGATAATATGATTCTTTCTCGTGCTGAAAGTGTCACTAAAGCATATGATGATTTCATTAATGATGCTCATGCTTATGGTACTAGTGAGCGTTGGCTTCATAATCTAGAAGGTGTTCCATCTGCTAAACTTGATCTTTATGAACTTAAAAGAAAACTTTATCGTGCTATTGTAAATGTAAATATCCTGGAGGGGATTAGGTTCTATGTTTCGTTCGCATGTTCATTCGCTTTTGGCGAACTTAAACTTATGGAGGGATCCGCTAAAATTATCTCTCTCATCTCAAGAGACGAAAATCAGCATCTTGTTCTTACACAGAACATTATCAATAAATGGCGTGAAGGGGATGATCCAGACATGCTCAAAATCGCTGCAGAAGAAGAACAGTGGGTTTATCAAACGTTTGATGGAGCGGTAAACGAAGAAAAAGTTTGGGCAGATTACTTATTTAAAAATGGTAGTATGATCGGACTAAATTCTAAACTATTAGTACAGTATGTTGAGTGGATTGCAAACCGTCGCATGAGGTCAATTGGACTTAAACCACAGTATGATATCGCTGCTAAAAATAATCCTCTTCCCTGGACGGAGCATTGGATTAGTTCTAAGGGTCTTCAGGTTGCTCCTCAGGAAACTGAAGTTGAATCTTATGTCGTTGGTGGAATTAAACAAGACGTTAAAGCAAATACTTTCTCTGGGTTCACCCTCTAATAAATCACAAATTAAAACATATCAACCAATCCCAGATCCCTGGTACGATTGAATAGATTTTTTTTTGTTTCTTCTGAATGTTCTGATTTAGGAATAAATTTTATAGCTGCTATTGAAGCATTATACCAAATTCTTTCTCTATTAATATCTCTTTCTACTAATACATTATTTTTATGTTGAAGATTTGTTTCGGCATAAGTTAGATCTCCTCTCGTTTTACATTCAAATAATATTTCAAAGTAAAAATTGTCCATACTAAATTTTTTAATATCTTCTTTCAAATACTTTGATGAAGAAAAATACTTTTTCCAGTCAGATTCTTTATTCTTTTTGTTAAATTTGTAAGTATAGTATTGTTTTTTACCAATATATTTTTTATTAGTTATAATATTTTTCACATAGTAAATAAACCCAAATGAATTAACTGGATCTAAAATGAAACTATGATTCCAGTGTTCTGTTTTAAACATTTAATATAAAAATATTGATACAATTATCTATGACAGTAAATAATTTTTTTAGGGGGCGCTTGACAAAAGCTAAATAATTTCATATAATGCTTAAGCAGTCCTTAATAAGATTGCTTTTTTTATTATGAGATTTTGACGTGACAACCTAGAGCCGTGGAAGATGCCCTTCGAGAGAGGTGGTATACCCCTCTTCTATACGGATGCCGAATTCTATTAAACTTAATGCTACTATCAACAATTACTGCC